GGTCGTCTGGCCGTGCGCCAGGTGTACTACCAGCTGTACACCTGAGTAGCTAGAGCGCTCGATAGCAGTGACTCCTCTAGCTGTGTCGTCGCGAGAGCGACAACGGATGTAAAGACCCCCGGAACGAGCTTCCGGTTCGTTAGAACCCCTGCAGCGACTTTGAAAACGGCAGGGGAGAGAAGGGAGGAAAGAGCAGGATGAAGCTTGGAAAATTTGTTGAGCGACGTGGAGCCAAGGAGCCAATCCACCGCCTCCCAACGTGCCAGACCACACCGTTTCTCTAGACGGAGCATCTCGTACACGAAGGAGGGGGAGTAGTCCCTGAACCAGGAAACCAGCTTGGGGCCGTCGGGTCCACGCAGGGCCAAGACAGCCTTGAGGTCGGCCCACTTTTGCTGAAGGTGAGCGTACGAGCCCCAACCACCCCCGGGTGGTGATAGGTTGGACAGGACCCCTTTGACCGGCCTCTTCCCCCGCAGTACAGCTGCCTCGGCCTCCGTCGACTGCCACAGAGCGGGATACGACAAAGCTGGGCGTCGCAACCATCGCACAACAGGGGGAGGGTCAGCCCTGCGACGAAGCTCAGAGTTAATGGCTGGAACGTCGTCGGTAGCCAACTTACGCGCCAATGCGATCTGCGCCAGCTCCGCGGCCTCACCAGGACGAAGAGGGAACCAAGGCTCATACGCCTGCTCAAGCTTAGCAGCACGCCAAGAAGTCTGGTTCAACACCTTCAAGCCCGTGAGACGGCTAGAAGGCCAAGAAGGACCAACGCGGTATGTGGTACCATCCCAGGGCTCCACCCCCAGACCGCCTAGACTGCGGGGTAACTGTAGCCAGTTCTGCGAACAGTGGTGTCTCCTAGACCAAACTAACTTGGCAGCCCTCCACCATGTAGCCACTCGGGTGGCATCACAACCTCGCCGTCGGAGCAGTGTCACCGTGTCGTAAATGTGCGACATGGTGGCCTCCTCTTGCCAAGGTTGTGAAGACCAGGGCTTACGCTGGAGGAGCCCCGGTACTGTGCGGGCGGCGTAGCCGTGACAGCCGTCGCGGTCGTACCAGGTACGCAAGAACTCGCTCTGCGCCCACCAGACCCCGAACTTGCCATCAGATGCCTTGGCTCCCAAAGCTTCATAGGCCTGCCGGAATAGTAATGTACTGGCGTAATTGTCGGTGCTGATTGCGCTGTCGTCCCCTCTGATCCACCGCTGCATCTGAGCTGTCGGCAGGCCGAGTGAGCGGAGCGTTCTCATAGCCCACTCCGTCATGACAGTGTTCCACGCGTTACCCAAGATGGTTGTCCAGCGCAGTCCTGACATCACACCGCCTTTGACGTGGAAGGAGGCGGACCGCTCACCGTCTTTGGCATACAGCGTGCTCAGGTCAAAAGATTGGATAATCTGCTCCGCTACAAAGTCGAATTCAACGCGGCCTTCCGGCGGGACGTTTCGTCGCGCCAACCGGCATAGAACGCTGGCTATCGCCTTGAGCTCCGAGGTGTTGGGTTGGTGATCGAAGGCTGCGTAGTCAAAGGGTAAGTTCCAGTGTGTGCATATGGTCTCGAGCATCTTGATCATCCTGTCCGTCTGTTGCGCCACGGATTCCTCTATCGTACTGCCGGGCCACCGCAGGTAGGCGCCACCCAGCAGACGAGTAAGCCAAGACATTTTCAGGTAAGTGGACATGTCACCAGCAACCGCTAGCCGAAGTTTGCCCAGCTCGCTCTTTATCAGAACGCGGTTGTCTTGTGTCCGCTGAGCCAGTGCGTCCAAGGCGAGCTGGTGAAGGTCGACGACGTCGGGGACCAAATTTTTTCGGGCTTTTACGTGGCCTTTGTCTTCACCCCACTGCCACTCGACAGTTCCTACGGAGCTGGAGCCGGCGGTCTCCCAGTCGCCCGACTCGACGTAGTCGCAGAAACTAAGCCAAGGGACAGCCTCAACACTTGCTTCCAACACTTCATTTGCTATCTCCTCAAACGTCCTCTGTGAGCTGTCAGACGATAAGCCGCGGCGTCCGCCGCCATCGGCCAATGCTGCAGCTTCACTTAGGACGTCAAATCCCGGAAACGGGGGATTGCGGTAGCC